GTGCAAATGGACAAGAAGCAAATACTCAGCAACCTCAAGCCGCTGGTGGGCAACAACCGCCAATGGGAGGCATTCAATAATTACTTGGATGATGCAATTGAGCAACATCATAAAGTAATGGAACAATCAACAGATGTTATTGCATTACATAGACAACAAGGCGCAATAGCAGTATTACGTAGACTTAAACAACTTAGGGATGAAATTAATAATGTCTGATATATCTGTACCTATTTCTCCATCTGAAATGGACCGTAAATTATTACTAGATACATTAGACAATATGGATGTTGTACGTTCTGGGGGTAAAGTTGTTCAAGGTTTAGTGAATAGGCGCAGTAGAGAAAAAGATAATGCAGAAGATATTAATCCAGCTTTTCCAACAGATATTTCTGAGGATGCAGATTTATCTCAAATTCAAAAAAGAGCAGCTTTAAATCTTTTAATTAGAGAAGAGTCTAGTGGTGGTCAAAATTTAGGATTAGAAACTGAGGGCAATACTGTTGGTAGATATCATATACAACAGGATAAAGCCGCATTAGTTAATCCTGAAATAAAAGATATGACTATGACAGAGTATCATAGGTATATATTAAATAACCCTGAAGCAGAAGAAGAATTAGTATCTAAATATATAGATACTGAAATAAATAAAATGTTAAAAAATAAAGGTGTAGACACATCCAGACTAAAACACAATGAATATGCTTCTATTGTTAGCAATTTATATAATAAAGGAAATCAACCTAAACTATTAGACAGCGCAGCAAAATTAACAAATTTTAGAAAAAACAATCCTAGAGAAAAAAGATTTACAGAAAAACCTTACTTTCAAGAAATTAAAGGTACAAATCAAAATATAAATCAACCTGCGCCTATTGCAGATACAGGCGAAGATATACCTTTACCCGAAAATAAAAGTAAGTTTCCTAAAGAACGTGTTATTGACTTACCCCCCGAAGAAGAAAATAAATATAAAGATGTACCTTTTTTACGGTATAAACCAGTACAAAAATTACTTGGATTAGCAGAAGGTGGAGCAGTACCTATGAAAGAACAAATGAGCATGTTTGAAGATGGCGGTCTTATGGACGAAGGCGGCACAGTAGACCCTGTATCTGGTAATGATGTGCCACCCGGTTCTACACAAGAAGAAGTACGTGATGACATTCCTGCACAGCTTAGTGAAGGTGAGTTTGTATTTCCTGCTGACGTTGTACGTTTTATTGGTCTGGGTAACTTGATGCGTATGCGTCAAGAAGCTAAGATGGGTTTGAAAATGATGGATGAAATGGGGCAGATGGGTAATAGTGAAGAAGCTACTATACCAGATGATTTACCTTTTGACATTAATGACCTTGACATGGAAGATGAAGACGAGTATAATACTCCTCAAGAGTTTGCAGTTGGTGGTATGCCTACTCCTAATCCTAATACTGGTGTATTTTATAGCCCTGCTCCTACTGCACCAACAACAGGAGTAGCGGCTGCTCCAACACAAGCAGCATCACAGCAGTTTGTACAGCCTATGCGACCACAACAGGCTGCAGTACCTACTGCTCCTGTGTATACACCTGCAGAAGTTCCTACTTTTAAAGGTTTTGTTGGAGAAAATATTCCGGGTGTAGACTTTGAATACGTAGAATATACTAACGAAGCAGGTAATGTTATTAAGTTACGTAAAAGTAAAACAACAGGTGAACTACTTGACCCCGTACCAGAAGGATATACATTTGTAGACCCAGAGGCTACTAAAACTGAAGAAGTAGCGACTACACCTACAACACCTCAAACTACAAGTGTACGTGAAGATAATAATAATTCTCCAGAAGAAAGAGCAGCTAGAATTGCAGATAAACAACGCATTAAAAATAGAAAAGATTTATCTAAGTTATTCGGAATTACTGAAGTAGAAGGTGTATTTGAAGGTATAGGCGGTACATTTGGCAAATATGGTGAAGATAGCATAGGTAAAACAACAGGTACAGGTTATATAATAGGTAAAGGTGGTCAATTATTAGACCCGCTAACGGGTACGTTAGTTAGGGGTGGTGACACTTCTGTGAACCCTTTTAATCTTATTTCTAGTATTTCTGATCCTAGATATAAAAATCAAACTGCATTTGGTAAAAATTTTATGGATGCTTTACCAGACAATATTAAAAAAGATAGAGATTTTTATGAAAAAGTACAAGATCAGATTACAGAATTAGGTAGTAAAGCTATTCAAGAAGAATTTGAAAATGCAATAAAAAATACAGATGACAATGATGCACGAAAAATTGCAAAGCAAATTAAAGATATAAAGGATGAACAGGCAAAGAAAGGTAATATAGACAGCAAAGGTAATGTTATCAATCCATCTGAGTTACCCGGTGCTAGAAAAAGCGGGGAAGGACAAGATACTGCTGCTCAACGTGCCGCAGATAAAAAAGCTGCAGATGAAGCTGCATTAAATGCAGGAGATAAAACAGGTGGCTATGCTCAATCTGGTGGTGATGGAAATCCCGGTGGTGGCTCAAGTTATAGTGGAGACCGTGATTATGGTGGTGGTTATGGTGGTGAAGGCAATCGCGGTGGCGGCTCAAGTTATAGCAGTGAGAGTGACAGAGGCCGTGCTAAAGGCGGCTTAATTAATAGACCAAAGCCTAAAGCTAAAAAGAAAATGAAGAAGGGTGGACTAGCTTCTAAAAAATAATCCACAATTAGTTGGCTACTCACTCCCTACGCCCGACAGTGTGGCTACAGTGGCCCCAACAAGGAGACTACAATGAATGATACAATAATGGCAGAAGAAATGCAGTCAACACCAAAGACTGCTTTTATGAATAAACCTTATACGCAAGAAGAACGAGTAAAGCGTGATGAGGAAGAATTAGAAGAACTAATAAAGGCACGTGATGGTGAAGTAGAGGAAGTAGAAGCTGAACCTACTAGCGCAGAAGAAAAAACATTTAAGAAGCGTTACTCTGACTTACGCCGACATCAACAGAAACAAGCAGAAGAATTTAAAACTGAACTAGCTGCGCTTAAAAGTCAACTGGAAAGTGCTACTAAAAAAGAAATGAAGTTGCCTAAGTCGGATGAGGACATTGAGACATGGGCAACAGAGTATCCTGATGTAGCAGCTATCGTTGAAACAATTGCAATGAAGAAGGCACGTGAGCAATCATCTGCTCTTGAAGAACGTCTTAAAGCTATTGATGAGATGCAAAACTCAGCTACGAAAGAAAAAGCAGAAGCAACGCTAATGCAGATGCACCCAGACTTTGATGAGATTCGTGACAGTGATGACTTCCACGAATGGGCAGAAGAACAACCTAAGTGGGTACAGGACGCGCTTTACGAGAATGACAATGACGCACGTTCAGCCGCTAGAGCCATTGACTTGTATAAAGCTGACAAAGGTATTAGTAAAAGCAAGTCTAAGTCAGATAAAGCTGCAGCTAAGTCTGTATCTACAAAGAACTCAAGAAGTAAGCCTCAAGAAGAAGAGTCTTCTACTTACTTAAAAGAGTCTCAAGTACAAAAGATGTCACCTCAACAGTATGAGAAGATGTCTGACGAAATTATGGAAGCTATCCGTTCAGGTAAGTTTATCTATGATGTATCTGGCTCTGCTAGATAAAAAAAATAAAAATAAAAAAGTGTTGACAAGTAGTTATTTTTACGTATAACTATAGTCAGATAAGTGTAACTGAGTTCGCTACTTGGTTACACCTATAATCCGCAAACGACAAAAATCTTAAAGATTACCTGATTAACATGGCCTACTGACTACAAGGGCGGCCACCTTTGTATAAAGTACACCCTACGTTAGACAGCCTCTGCATAGAATTGTATTGTTTGCATCTGTAAAGCTAATTTAACAGGAGATGGAAATGGCTTTTACTTCCGCTGCTGGATACGGTAACCTACCTAATGGTAACTTTAGTCCAGTCATTTACTCCAAACAGGTGCAACTTGCTTTCCGCAAGGCCGCTGTTTGTGAGGCAATCACTAACTCTGATTACTTTGGTGAAATCGCCACAATGGGTGATTCAGTTAAAATCATCAAAGAACCAGAGATTACAGTCAAGGCATACGAACGTGGTACTACAATCACACCTCAAGACCTTGATGACGAAGATTTCAATCTTACAATTGACAAAGCTAATTACTTTGCATTTAAGGTTGATGACATTGAAGAGGCACACTCACACGTTAACTTCCAATCTTTGGCAAGTGACCGTGCTGCGTATCGCCTAGCTGACCAGTTTGACCAAGATGTTCTTGGCTACTTGTCAGGTTACAAGCAGTCTGCACTGCATGGTTCACCAGACACTGTTAACACAACTGTTAATGGTTCAAAGGCTGTCTCAACTGCAGGTTCAGACGAACTGCTTTCAAGCATGAAGCTAGAAGCTGATGACTTCGGTGGTTCCGCTGGTTCATCAATTGGTATCCAGCCACGTCTGCCGGGTGCATCATCTGTACCGGGTTCAGGTAATGCTAACCCAACAATGGTTATTGCACGTATGGCACGTCTGTTGGACCAACAGAATGTCGATACTCAAGGCCGTTGGCTTGTTGTAGACCCAGTATTCATTGAGGTACTGAAGGACGAAGATTCAAAACTTCTGAACTCAGACTTTGGTGGTTCAGGTCTGCAGAATGGACTTGTTGTAAATAACCTGCACGGCTTCCAAGTGTATGTTTCAAACAATCTTCCAACAATCGGTACTGGTTCTGGTACTGTTGGTGGTACAAACGCCGATAACTACGGTGTGATTGTTGCTGGACATTCATCTGCTGTTGCTACTGCAGAGCAAATCAACAAGACTGAGACATACCGTGACCCTGACAGCTTCGCTGACATTGTTCGTGGAATGCATTTGTACGGTCGCAAGATTCTTCGTCCAGAAGCACTTGTGAACGCTAAGTTTAACTTGGTATAAGGGAGGATTGAATTATGGCTCTTGGTGATAATACACTAACTGCAGCACGTGGCAACTCGCAACGTGGTCGCAATCCTTACATGGTTCAGGGTATTCTGGATTTTGCACAGGCTACAACAGATAAGGGTTCTGCCCTTGTTGCAACTGATGTTATTCCAGTACTGACCATTCCAGCTAACACTGTAATCCTTGGTGCAGGTATGGAAGTTACTGAAGCACATGCTGGTACTTCCACCAACACTGCATTCGACCTTGGTATCGGTGGTGGTGCTAACTTTGTTGACGGGTTTGACTTTGATGGCGCATCTGTTGGCGACTATGCTACAATGGCAACTACTGCCCCTGTAGTA